CGGCCACCAGTGATGCTTTTATTATGTCAGATTTTAGAGGGTCAGGTACGCATTACAAGTATGCAGCCTGCAAAGAGATTTGTAGATCATAAGCAGGGAACTCTTGCCCACCGATACTGGCGAGGCCTGGCCTGCCATCGGTTACGGCAACATTCTTGTCAAGTAGTGCAGCTGCGATTGCGAGCAATGGCCTGAGCGTGTCTAGGTTGCCTGGGCCTATACCGATTACGCGCACAGGAAAACGCATCGTTACGATTTTGTTGTTGAAAGCCTCAAAGGTAGGGGCATCGATAAAGCAGCAGTTGCTGTTGAGGTTTCGAGGGTCTGTCACTACTCGCAAGCCACTGATGGTGGCAAGGGTGGTGGCTAGGTCGTCTATGGCCTCATTGAACAGGTCGGTGTAAGCCATTACGCAACAGCAGGCCTATCGATACCTAGTAACTGTTTCACCATCGGTGTAAAGGCATTGGTGGTGATTGCTTGCCCCATTGAGTCAAAGCTTGCAAACTGATCGATGCTTCCACGCTGCCTAAAATATGCGCCAGCCAACATGATCGTGCCCAGGGTGCAATCTCCAGATGGGCTAGTTGCTAGCGCATCGTAATAGCCAGCCTCTTGCCTACGCCGATAGGCAACCTGATTACCGGCAGAAACGCACTGTGCCAAGAATGTGGACTCGTCAGCGCTTGGGCTGGTAAGGCCGAGCCATAATTGCGTTTGTGCACTGGTTACCCAGGTGCAGGTTTGCGTGTAGGCGTGGCTTCCAGTAGGTATTGCTGCAGAGCGTTCGAGATTATCGTCAGCGTCATAAAACATCACCTGGTTAGGTATCGGCACATCAGGGTTTAGTAGCAGATCACCTTCAGAGTCTGTACCTGTGTACAGGTACTGGGGGATTGCATAAACAGTGTGTGTGCCGTTGAGCTGATGCCCGAGGCCAGTAAGCGTGATGCTTTCACCGATGGCAATGTCGGTTGCCTCAAGTGTTTGCACTACAGCGTAGTTATCTAAACGCTGATGAAATATGACTGTGTATGTAGCCATGATTGGCTATCGCCTTTCGGATTAGGCGATTACGATGCCCTGAATGAAGCTCGACTTCGCAACGAATGTAGCAAAATAACCGTAGTAGGAGAATGTACGGCCCAATGTGCTTGGTACTTCTACTGACATGAGGCCACGCTGTTGTTCGTAGATTTCAAAGCCTGGCGCGTACACAACAAGCATGGTGCCCGATGCGAAGTTGTTATCGACTACAACCTCAAGGCCGAGCACATTCATGCTGGTGTACTGGAGACCAGACACAAGGCCGATTGAGTTTGTACCGATTAGGCCGTTGGTGTTGTAACCAAATACAGGTCGCTTGTCAGCATCGAGTTGCTTGCCCAATTTTTCCCATACATCTGGTGACACGCACAAGTGAGTTGGGAAGTAGTTGCTGTCCTCTGCGATTTCGCGTGCTGCGTCATACAGTGCGCTGATCAGTGAGGTTGGGTCGTCTGCCGTTACTGTCCAGGTTGAACCTGATGCTGTTTTACCAGCAACCAATGCGTCAGCTGCAATGTTGTCTGTTGCGATGAGGTATTCACCGGCAAGGTCATTGAGCACAAGGTTCAATGCTGCAGGATCGGTGAAGTCAATGTCTTGTACTGACAATGTGACCTGGCCAGCCACTGTGGATTTGGTGACAGTGTTGGAAGCAATAACCATTGTGGTGGCTGATGCTGCAGAGCCTTCAGTCTGTGTTGCTGCGCTTGTGTGCGTTGTGATTGTTGGTCGCACGAAAGTCTTGCTCGGGGTGTTTGGCATGGCGCGTGCACCAAAAGCCGATACCACTGGTCGTACAAAGTTGAGGTCTTGGAACAATGGCCCAAGTACAGGCACTGGCAACAAACCTGGGGTGTCAGTGGTGAGAATGTCACCAGCTGCAGCCTGGAGTGATGTTGCCTGCTTCTTTTGTGCGAGCTTGAAAGCTTCATTTACATTACGGAATGTGTCGCCACCGATGTGCATTGCTGCAAGGTATTCGGCTGCTGATGGCATAACAAACTCACGCTTAGGCTGAGCAAAAACTGTTGATGCTTCAATGACTTCTGGGGCTGGTGTTTCTGACACTGGGTTCTCCTGTGGCTCTATGGGTTCAGGAGTGTCGGCTTCCTCTTTTGTATTATCGCTTATTTCCTCACCTGATGTGGGGATACTCGCTGCTACATCTGTGATGGTAGCACCTGCAAAGGCTGGCTGTGGCACTAATGAGAGCTCTAACCAGTTTGCTGCAGTTACAATCATTACGCCGTTTTGGTCAATCTCAAACTCGGTTGGATTTACTCCAACGCTCACTGAGTCGAGCACGCCATCGGCTGCTAAAACTAGGGCCTCATCACCTAACGCTGTGGTGCTGATTTTTGCTGTAAACAGCATGCCATCTGGGGTGTCCTCGCGTGCCGTGACAATGCCAATGGCCTGTGTGCTGTCGTGATACATGTAGAGCTTGGGGTTTTTGCCATCTACAGGTAGTGAGCCAGGGGCAAACATAACCTCGGTGCCGTCATTGACTGTGGCCACGACATTGTAGGGCGCTGCAATACCGGTGATGGTTCTGCGTGGGGTGCCATCGGCTGCTGCTGCATCGATGCTTATTGCTGTGGCGTTGAACCTGATCATGCTAATTCCTCTTGTGTATTTTCTTGGGGCATGTCGGGGCTGTCCATTTTATCTGCTGCGTAATTCTCAACGAGATACTCGTCTGCATCAAACTTTACATAAGTTCCACGAGGCAAAACATTATTTTGGCTCAATGTTGCTGCAATGCAATCGGCATAAGCCTTCACACCAAAGATGTAAAGGTCGGCTCTGGCCTGCTCAGAGGATTGGTACGAGTATGAGCCTGTGCTTACGCCCACTAAATATGGGGGCACATTGGTAAGGCGTGCACACTCAAGCGCCTGATAGTTAGCTGCATCAATCAAAAGCATTTTGTCGGGCGTTGCTGTGGTTTCCGTGTAGCTCAAAAACTCGTTTAGCGCAGCTGTCTGATTGGTGGCGCGTGCAGCGTTGAACGCTGACGCTAGATCGGCAAGCTCTGTGGCGCTCAATGGTTCGCCACCTGTCTGCTTCAAAACACCAGCAGGTATTGAGCTTTCAGCGTTGCGATAGCGTGCGGCCTCAAGTTTCAAGGCTGTGGCTACGGTCTGCTCAGACATATAAATAATGCCTTGAACAGGACTCAAGAATTGCACCAGGTCTTTAGGATCAATCATGTTGCCCTGGAAATAAACCTCGTTAGATGGCGCAAACCAGACGGGACCTGACTGGTCCTGAGTTGTCACAGATCCGGCTGGCAGACGAGTAAAGGCCGTGGGGTATCCGTCTTGGGTGCGTGCTGTGATGTACCAAAATGCTCGGCCATAGAAAAACAGATCGTCAAATGTCCACGCCATAAGAAAGTTATAGGTGACAGTCGGGTCTGGTTGGCGTAGCCAAGTGCGTGGAGCAATATAGACCTGCTCCATCTCATCACCATTCCACATTTCGTTATACATCTTGAGAGGCATACAAGAAATAACCGAGGCCATAAGATCGCGTGCGCGTGAAATGGTTGCCACGCTCATAGCCCTGTTGCGCTGTGGGCCTTCAATGTAGGTGTAGTACTGGCCGATGAGGTTTGCGCCTGCAGAGTTAGGCGAGTATCCACCAGAGGCTGCAGCCTTTGCCGGTGCAGGTGAGATTGCTGCTTTATTGACTCGGTTGAATAGCGCCATGTTCGGATTATCTCACATTTTCTAGGTGGGGGGTGGTACTGCCCTGAGCAATTCCCGACAGAAAGCCCAGAGCAATACCAAAACTAATCTTAGCGATTTACAACAACCAGCATGGGCTTACCACCTTGTTTTGGTCGACAGGCAAGTGCAGCTGCAAATATGGTGAGGCGTGCCAACTCGACAGGGCCAGGCGAACGCTTACTGCTAATCACGAGGCTGTTTTGTTGGGTGACTGCTACTGCTCGGTTCATTTGTTCAGCCAAGTTTTGTTGCCCCTGGTGCACGAGCCTGCCATCGTTGATCATGCCCTTGACCAGTGATGTGTAGCGCATCAGCTCGCCATAGCCGACAACTTTTTTACGCCTCTCCAAAGACAGTGGCACATGGTTTTCTAGGGGTGGTGTAACAGCCAACATGATCGAGGGATTTTCACAGGCCTTCAGCAGGGCCTGTTGCATCTCGGGCAGAGAGCCAACTACAAACTCAACCGTGATATGAGCAACGCCTACATCATCAACGGCAGCGCGAACAGCAGAATATCTCGAGCCATCAATACTTGTATCTACGGCTATCCAGCCACCGTCTGGCCCTGGAATATCAGAGAGGCACTGCTCCCATTCGCCAGGTTGCAACCAACATGCGTCAGCATTGACGAATTGATTTAGAGACCCTCGTAGAAACGAGGACCTGTCTGGGTGCTCAGCATCAGCAAGCAAAGACTCCAAGTCGAGCGTGACACCGAGCGCTGGATTAGCCCAACCCCACCAGCGTGTATCCATAACATCAACACCTGGTGGTGGTGACCATTCAGCAAAGTAAAACTGCCCCTGGCGTTTATCGTCAATGAGCTGTAGCCCTTGTTCTCGGTAACGCAACATAGCAATCGAGGCCTCGGTACCGGCAGTGGAAGTCATCAACATGATCGGTGAGCCACCAGCTGTGCGCATGTTGCGTGCCTTCATCGTGGGCCTAAGAGAATGGGCAAGCACATTGTCCTCAACTGCATACACCTCATCAACCCAGATGAAGTCAGCCGATAAACCCATACCAGCAGAGGGTGTTGCAGCCTTGACAAGCCAGCGCGAACCATCAGGCATATCGCAAGTGTTACGGCCATACGCGCGTTTCAAAGTCGCCCCAAAATACTCCTGCAAAATTGGAGCCACCACCTCAAACTGGCGAACAGCCAAAGACAACTCATGCGCAGAATTGACAACTGTTTGTGGCTTGCCACGCAACTGAGCAATAGAAGTAAGCCACGCCCCAATACACGCCTGCCCCAAAACCGTTTTACCATTCTGACGCGCCACAGAAATAAGCGCTGCACGATTGATTAGATCACCGGTATCAGGCTCAGCCTCAAAGACACCATCAATGGCGTAGAGCTGCCAATCCATAAGCTCAACCTTCATGTACTTGCTAGCAAACTCGGCAACCAACTCAGCGTAGAGAGAGAACCCTTTTCGGGCAGTTTCTAATCTGGGCTCAACCCTGCCAATCCCTGCAGGCCCTGGCTGGTTCGCGCCAGTTGTCGCCAGT